CTCAATGTTCTCTTGGATAAACTCACGGAATAGTTTGGTCATAGCTTCAACATGCATAGACTCATCACGAATAGAGTAAGTAACAATCTGCCCCATACCCTTCATCTTACCAAAGCGTGGGAAGTTTAACAAGATAGCAAAGCTACTGAACAACTGTAGTCCTTCTGTGAAAGCAGAGTAGACAGCCAGTGTTTTAGCAATGGTACGCTTATCAGACTTAAGAGGTTTGAAGTGTCCGACATAATCATGTTTGTCTGCCATCTCCTCATACTCAGAGAAAGCTTTGTATTCTATTTCAGGCATACCTACTGTATCAAGTAGTAAGCTGTAAGCATCTTGGTGAATAGATTCCATGTTAGCAAACGATGACATCATCATACGTGCTTCAGGTTTCTTAAAGATAGGCATATATTTATCAATGTATCCTGATGCTACGTCTACATCTGACTGTGTAAACAATCTAAATATTTGTGTAAGTAAATGTTTTTCTTCTGGCGTAATATCCTGCCAGTCTTTTACATCTGTATGCAACGGAACTGATTCAGGCATCCAATGCATTTGGTTTTGTAGTTTGTAATACTCATACATCCAAGGGTATTCAAACGGTTTATAATAGTCTCTAGTTGTTAATAAGCTCATGATTTTTCCTTAACCTTCACAGGCAATACATTCCACATCATCCAAACGAATGCGTGGGATTTTAGTGTTTACATTCTCTACGTTTCGTGCCGCATTAGTTCTAAAGTAATACAGCGATTTTAGTTTATTCATTCCATACCAGTGCACATCATTGACATACTGCATATACGTGTCGTGTATCTCTTGTGGCTCTGTACTCTTAGGCAGAGTAAAGAATAAATTAACCGATTGTGCTTGACAGATAAACTGTTGTCTTTGATATGCATGTTCTACAATCCAGATTTGATTTATCTCATTAGCAGTTTTAAATATTTCTTTTTCTTTGTCATCTAAAATATCTAAGTGTTGTACTGAACCTTCGTTAGCCGATATATCTTTCCAGATATTCTCTAGCTCTGTGGCTTTAATCCCCTTAGATTTAAAAACCTTTTCGAGATACTTGTTCTTAACTTGATAACTACCTGACAAAGTTTTATGAGTATAACAGTTAGCCCTGAAAGGCTCAATAGAAGGGGAAGTGCCACTACATATAATGCCACTACTAGCATTAGGAGCAATAGCCAATAGGTTAGTATTCCGCTTACCTGTACCGTGAACATCTGGAGCTTCTCCCCTATCCAAGGCAAGTTCTTTAGTAGCTTGCGTGGCTCTAGCTTTGATAAAGGTGAACGCTTTATGGTTAAAGCCAGTTGCGAATATACCCTCGAAAGGAATGTTCCTAGATTGGAGGTATGCATGGAAGCCCATTGCACCCAGTCCAATGCTACGTTCTCGATATGCTGAATACGCAGACTTAGTAAATCCTTCCTTTCCTTCTCTAATGTACTTTTGAAATCTTTTAAAATTTGCACTATAATCTCCTAGTTGTTCTGTGTCTACTGCGTTGTCAATATAATGTTGTAGTATATTGTCAAGCATGGTTACTAAATCTTGTATAAAGTTATCATCCTTTGACCACTCATCAAAGTGTTCAAGGTTTACAGATGACAAACAACATACGGCTGTTCGTTCTTCATTGGTAGGTAAAGTAATCTCAGAACAAAGATTGCTCTGCTGTATTTTTAATCCTAAATCTTTTTGTGGTTTGGGTAAGTGCTCATTACATGTATCAATGTTTATCATGTAAGGCTCACCTGTCTCTGCTCTGGCATGAATAATCTGCCACCATAAATCTCTAGCGTTTACTATCTTAACAGCCGTGTTAGATTTAGGGTCAATCAATCTCCAGTCTTCATCATTCTCAACAGCTTTTAAGAATGCATTAGTAATGTTAATACCATTATGTAGATTAAGATTCTTTCTATTAATATCACCACCTGATTCTTTACGCATGTTAATGAACTCTTCAATCTCTGGATGACTGATGTCCATGTATGCGGCATAACTTCCTCGTCTTGTAGTGCCTTGATTAAAGGCTAACATCTGTGAGTCTACAACGTGGAGGAAAGGAATGCTTCCAGTAGAACGAGAGCCATGAGAAGTTGAAATACCATTGCTCCTAATATCGCCCCAATATCCACCGATGCCTCCACCACTACTTGCGAGCCATACGTTCTCATCATAATGAGCAGATAAACCACCCCTGCTGTCAGGAACATAATTGAGAAAACAACTGATAGGAAGCCCACGGCTTGTACCCCCGTTACTAAGTATAGGAGTACTGAACATGAACCAACGAGAGGAAGAGTAGCTATAAAGTCTTTGAGCCAATTCAAAATCTGTTTCCCCTTTGTAGGTTGCTCCGTAGACGGAGGCTCTTGCGAATGCTTCTTGTGCATGTGTTTCTTTCTCCCAAAAATATCTATCTTTTAATGTGTCAAGACTAAACTTATCAAATGTTTTTTCTTTGTCATAGTCTATCTCTATTCCTAGATAAGGCTTCTTTCCTATCTTATCATCTACCATTGTTTGAATCCTTATCAGTTGTGTTTCGTTGTACATACAAAGCTATTATAGCATAGTGTATAATCTTAAGCAAGTCCATTTCAGATTTGCCACTCTTTTTTCCATACCTCATTGCATACTTCATGATGTTCCCAATACAAAAACCTTCTCCGTGTCCTGCATCTAGTATCATATCAGTTGCTTGGTACTTACCGTTTGCATAGTGTTGGTCGTATGTTTGATTTACATATAGTATTATGTCCTTTATAATATCATCTTCTTTAAATTTATAGTTCATTGTTTTTCCATTCGTGAGGTAAACTTTCTTCGTTGTACCATCTAAAGTTATTAGTCTCAGCCCATTCAGCATGGGTGCGTTTAGTTCCATCTTTTCTTTTCTTTGCGGCTGGCATTGGTGCGAAAGGTTTTTGAAATAAGAATACTAATTCATAACCTTTTGGTAAAGCCTCCCTTATATGGATGTACTTACTGTACTCTGCAAAGTCCCAGAACCTACCCTTTGCCTCAAGTAAGATTGTCTTACCTTTTATTTTCTTAACAAAGTCAGGTTCATACTTATGTCTAATTATATAATCAATGTTATCCCAATGATGCTTCCACTTTTTTAAGATGGTGTCATGCAGTGTGGCTTCCCAGATACTATCGTATCCTTTAGGGACATTAACTTTTTTAGGTCGAGGTTTTCTCGGTACTCGTCTAGACATCAGTAATAGAGGAGTCGTAGTTTTTAACTAGCTTCCAGTACTCAAGTATAGAGTTGAACATGTTAAGATGTCTGTCATGTGTTTCATCATCCCATTGATGACAAGCAATTAAACTTGTATCTTTCCTATCTACAAAGATAGAAATTCTCTGTGGATTATCAACGCCACAACCTTGTGCATAAGCAGACAACTGCATACCGTGTTCATCGTATACTAATTTAGCAGGGTCTTTACCTTCTAAGTTATCCTTTGTTTTAAAGTCAACAAAGATGCCAGACTTAGAATATAAATCTATCTTACCACCATACCCTATGTCAGCACAGAAAGAATCTTCAGCTACCCATTCTTCATTAGGGAAATGCTCATCAAGATATTTCTTGATAACTTCATATGGCTCACTGGTAAACGTACCTAAGAAACCATTCTCAATTAAGTTATGGATTTGCGTACCTCTTTCGGCGGCTTGCTTACCAATCTTCTTAGAGTCTTCTTTACAACGGTAAACAAAAGCCTCGAATGATTCGTCTTCGTTACGTTCTAAAGTAAGTGCAGAGTTTAAAGCCTGATTAATCTTCCAGTTTTCAAGGGAAGGTTTAGCAATCATACCAAGGATAGTAGTAACAGAAGGAACTAAGTTTAGTTTCTTAGCATCTCTAAGTGTAGTGTTCCTTTCTTTACCGTTAGCTCCGATGATGGTATACATGGGTTCACCATCTTGTGCATACCAATGACCAGACTCAGCCGTGAATTTATTATATGTATCTAATTTAGATTTGTCAATAGGTTCTTTACTTTTCTTTGTCATTTTCTGACTCCTTGAATGCTTTAATCACATCCGATGAAAATAATTTTTGTAGATTAACGAGGAACATTTTACTAGCTTTGTGGTCTCCACCTGCTACAGTCTTAAATGTATCCAGTTTATCTACGATTGTTCTTAGCACATCTGTTTTAAATACCAGTGTGCAGAACTCGTTGTCTCCTACACATAGATTATGAAACCAGTAGTCTGCTTCGGTAGCCTTGATACCTGACGGCTTACCCCAAGATTCATATTCAATACAAATGTTACCTGTCTTTTGCCACATGTCTTTCTCAGACTTTACTTCTATCTTCTTATCAGTTAGCATCTCTGCTATCTTCTCTTCTCTGACTGTGCCATAAGCCAAATCTATATCAAACTTCTTCCTGTTCTCTTTAGTGGGTTTCATACCAGTTCTCTCCTATATTGTATTCTCCTGTTAAAGGACAACGCATGTTATAATATTTACTTGCTTCTTCTATTGCTTCAACACCAAACACACCAACGCATTCGGCTTGTGATTCTTTTACTTCTATCTGCCACTCATCATGTATGTTAGCTACAAACCTAGCATCGAGAGCATTGAGGCTCATCTTTTCTTGTAGGATTGTCATAGCTTTCTTCATCACGATTGCACCACCACCCTGTAGTAAAGTATTTAATGCGGCATGTTGACTACGTACATATATCTTTCTACCATCAAGACCTTTCAAGAAGCCACGTTCAGATGCTTTCTGAACTCTGTCCTTTAGTATCTTAAGTGATGGTAAGTTTTTAAGAAAGGTAGCCTTGAGTTTCTTACCTTGCTTTGCACCACCACCAGATATCGAACCTATCTTAGCATCACCTGCCCCATACAAAAATGCATAGATGAATGTCTTCGATTCGTTACGAGTTTTAAGTCCTGCTAACTCTTGATTCCTGCTGTGTATATCTCCATGTATAACCTCATCAATATACTCTTGGTCATTCATGTAATGAGCTAACACTCTCAACTCTAATCCACTTGCATCTATACCTACTAACTTATAACCATCAGGTACTGTCCAACATGAACGACACTCTTTACCATAAGGGCTACCAGAGTTTGGAATCTGTGCCATGTTAGGACTACGGTGTGTCATTCTAGATGTGATTGTACCATTAGGATTAACATACCCATGTACTCTATCACCCTTGAGTTCATCTATCCAAGATGTAACCTGTGCTATACGCTTCTGATAAAGCAAGTAGTCTGCAATAAGTTTAGCTTCTCGTATGTGTTCAATCTTTTTAAGTGTACCCTCATCAACAATGGGCTGACCTGTCGGAGTAAATCTTTCAGGCTTCCACCCAAAGTCAATGAGGTACTCACCTATTTGCTTACGGCTACCTAAATTAAACTCAACTAACTTCTGTCTCATGAATGGTTTAACATTCTGTGTTTTAATACAGTTGTTATACTCATCATCTGTTAGTCCACGCTTTGATAGCTCACCATCTTTCCTGATGTAAGGTGTTACTATTTTCTCATCCATCATCTTAGGTTTGAATGTGTTGTGTACTTCTTCTTCTACTTCAAACTGTTTGTCCTTGAGTTCTGCAAGCAACTCCATAGCTTTCTTAGTATCAAAGAAGAAACCATTCTTCTCTTGCTGTCGCATAATCTTAGCGACCTTGTGCTCAAGACTGATTGAGTCTTCGCTAAACATCTTACCTTCTTTGAGTAAGTAATTGTATACAACTTCATTTAGCTTTACGTCTTGAACACAGTAGTCCAACATAGCAGGTGTATACTCATCAAAGGTTTCGGGTTGTTCTTGTTTAGCCATGCCAACACGCCACCCCCAAGTCTTCAAGCTATGTCCATTCTCACGAACAGGGTTAAATAATCTTGACATAACTAATGTAA